GAAACATAGTACCACTCTTCACTGCTTGTTCTTATGCTATAAGGACCAGAAGTTGATTGCTCTGTAACAGTGCCTAATGTGTGCGTTGTCGCTCCCGAAGGTACGGTAAGCTGTAAGGTTAATCTTATGTCGTTTACTGAGCTAGTATAATTCCAATAAGTAGACCACTCCACATCAACATGACGACTAGTCTCTACAGGTGTTGTAGGATGATAAATAGTAGTGTATTGACCTAAGTCTTGGTCTGATGTATTTAAATACAAGTAGCTTGTCGTGCCACCGAGCCGTACTTCGCTAGATTTGTAATAAGGAGACCAGCCAGTAATAGTGCCATCTACATTAACATTACCTTTAAGGTTTATGGTGTTTTCGCCATCTCCTGAAGTAGTGCCATTACCTATGTTGAATATATTTTTTGCGTTAGATGACTGACTGCCCATGTTAATGGTTGTAGAAAGCCCTGCAAAAAAACCAGTACCATAACCAGTTCCTATATTTACAACCTTAACGTCTGTTGCATTGCCGTTATTACCACCTGTAGCAATATTAGTAGTAACACTGCCTGTTGTACTTATGTCTACGTTAGGTGCTGTGATAGTACCTGTGAACGTAGCACCTGATAAGTTAGCTTTACCTGAAATGTCTTGATGGGTTGTTAGATAATCAGAAGAATCAAAAGCCTTAACCTGCGCTAGGTTAGTTACTTCTGAATCCATTAAAGCACCTGCGGCAGTTACGTTAGTTGTATCCGTTACGTCTGCGCTTGTTTCTATGCCTGATAGCTTTGTTTTTTCTGCATCAGTAAATGCATTAGTATCTGATACAGCTTCATAGGCTGACTTTATCTCTGCTCCTGTTTGGTCAGCAGTAGCATTAGCCTCAATACCATTTAGCTTACTGTGGTCAGCGTCTGTAAAATCATTTGTTGTTAAACCACCATCACCTACAATGTACGTTGTGTTTACACTATTGATGGTAAAGTTAGGATATGTACCAGTTATTGTAGTAGCACCTGTACCTGTCAAGGCTACTGTCTGGTCTGGTGAATCATTGGTAATAGTACCATTACTCGCTATAGAGATACCAGTGCCGCCCGTAAGGACACCAGTAACATTAGCGGCTGTTACGCTTGCATCAGAACCCGCAGGACCTTGCGCTCCTGTAGCTCCTGTTGCACCCGTAGCTCCCGTTGCGCCTGTAGCTCCTGTGTCTCCTCTAGGTATTGTTAAAACACCTGTAGAAGCATTATAGGACGCACTAGAACCTGCCGCGCCTGTAGCGGCTGTAAGCGTGAGTATAGAGTTTGCTGAGGCTTGTGCAAGGACTGCGGAAGCACTAGCGGCATTAGCCTGAGCAGTTACTTCCTGTAGAAAGGAATTGTCCGATGAATCTCCTGAGCCACCTACACCTCTGAATATAGCCATGAAACATTCCTATAGTTAAAAAAAAATAAAAAGAATTGTATAAAAAAGAAAAGGGAAAGGGGCTTCCGAAGAAACCCCTTAAGTACTACTAAGCGTTTACAGCGATGTTGAATGCCGCGTCTGGACGTAGAACAGCAGTGCCGTACAAAGTATCAGCAGTGTAAAGAGAACCTAAGAACTCTTGCTTGTACTGAGTTTGTGAACGAACACCTTGTTGCTCTGCAAGAACCATTGCGTCTTTGTGGAACAACATAGCTTGTTTAACGTCACCACCTGCGCTGTTAGCGGCGGCAGTTTCGATAACAGGACAGTTAGAAGAAACAAAGATGTCGATACCATACAAGTTACCGATTTGACCATTGTTTACAACTTTACCATCTACGAAATCACTAGAAGAGTAACGGTCGATACCCATGATAGCGTTACGGATTGATGGTGGTACTACTAGACAACGATTGTCCATAGGCACGTCAGCATCATCCATTTTTTGAATTAGCTCACGGAAACCTGCATCATTGAATACGTCACCTGCGGCTACAGAGTCTACAGCGTAAGCCTCAAGACCAGTGCTACCTGCGAAGTTGTAAGTACCAGTACCAACGTAATCACCACCGTTGTCACCGAAAGACTTACCTAGAGCAAACAAGTCAGAATCTACTTGTTTAGCTAGAGCATAACCTGCGTCACCAGTGTAGAACTGACGAAGAGAAGCTAGTGCTTGTACGTCTGTGATGTCTTCGATTAGACGTGAGTACTCGAAGTGCTTGTCAATAACTACTTGTACTTCAGACTCAGTAGCGTTCTGAATGGTTACTGCCGCGCCTTCTGCTTTAGCATGAGCATCACCACGAGTAGGCTTAGGAATGTGAAGGGTATCACCTTTCTTTCCTGCCATAGCCATTTTCTTAACGAGAGGTGCTAATACAAGGTTAGATTGATAAGCGGCAACAACTTCGTCACTCCAGATTTCTGGGATAAAAGTTGCCGCGCTAGTGTTATCTACTGCTCCGCCCATTGCGGGATAAGTTGAATCAGTCATTTTAATACTTCCTATATAATAATATTAGTTTCGTACCCTCCCTTCTTTATACGCTTGCATAATCTCATTTGATAGTGCTTGGTATCTGTCGGGGTCAGTACGCATTAGTTTAATAATGTCTGCGCGTCTGTAGACCTTCTTGGCTCTCTGTTCACCACTACCACGGGCATTGCCTGTAGATGCGGATTTAACAGATTGCTTTCGTTGTTGTTTCTCATTAGCGGCAGTTTGAGTGACAACCTGTTGACGTTCTTTCCATAGGGAAAATAGTTCGTCAGCGGCATCTACATCATACTGTTGGTCTGCCTGTGCAAAGAGCCGTGTCCTAATCTTCGAAGCCTTAATCCACTCAACGAACTTAGCGTCCTGCAAGATTCCCTGCATCTCAGGGTGTTTTGTTTGCAGTGTAGCCATAGCCGTTGATTGTCGATACTGGTTGCTGATGTTCTCAGCTTCCTTAATCTTCGGGTGATTATTAATTGCTCTCTCGACTGCCTTGTCGGGGTCAGAGAAAAAATCTACTTCTTCGTCAGCATTTGTTGCTTGTGTTTCAGTGTCGGTGAGTTGTGTCTGAATGTAGTCATCAACAACTTTGCGTAAATCACCCACTTCAGAACTTTGTTTACCTAAGAGTTTTTCAGCCTCTTGATGCATCCGTACTATCTCGGCTGTACTCTTCCCTTGATACTTCTCAGGTATATCTGACTCAGGTTCTTCAAGAGTTGCCTCAGCTTGAGGTTCTTGTTCTAGCGTTGTGTCAATGTCGTTCTCTTCTACGTCTTCTGGACGCTCATCTATTAGTCTTGCCATTATTAAACTCCGTGATTAATATCATTATGGAGGTGTATTAAGTGTAAGGGTTCTATGGTCGAGAGTTAACCTTACGTTATTGTGTTACGATTTGTTAGCGTTCATGTGTGACTCTCTTTGTCTAGCCCACTTCCGTGTTTCCTTCCAAGAGTCTTTACCACGATTAACTTTTACAGGTGTAACAATCTTTCTAGCCTTCAACTCACAATCAGGACAATCAACTTCTTCTACGTCTGAGCCTCTAAGAAACTCGTTGACGTGTCCGTTGTCACATTGAAAGTCGTATAAACGTCTCATTCTTCCGAGTCGTCTTGTTCTTCTTGTTGTTGTTTAGCTGTTTCTATCTGTGACTCTAGGTTCAGCATATTAGCCATGACTACAAGTTGTCCCTTACGAAAGTAAAGGTCTTTGTCATCTTTACAGGCTTCTACGGAGTTGACCTGTTCTGCACTTCCTTTAAAGTCTTGCATTAAGTTCTTCCAACCATCTGAACGGAACATCTCTTCAAAGGAACGATAGTACTTCTCTAGTTCTACATCAGTCATCTACTGTTTCTCCCTATAGGACAGCTTTAATTAATAATTTAAATAACATACTTAATGTATATTATAGTAATATTATACCATAGTTTACTAAGAAAGTCAAGTACTATTTACGATGTCTTGCTGTTTTCTTTGCAATCTTTTTAGGTTGTTTACTTACTTGTTTACCCGCTTTGGTGTCAGCACGTTTCTTACGTGTCGTAGCGGCATATTCCTTCTTGGTCAAAGCCTGTCGTGCCTTCTTGGGTAAGTAACGCTCACCAGTAGCCTTCTTGCCTTGCGTACTGGGTTTGCCTGACTTAGTGCCCCATTCCTCTTTAGTCCACTTCTTAAGGCTTTTCTGTGACTTCTTTAGTGGCATTACTTGTACCCTCCACCTTTAGCTTTGTACTCTTTAGCGAGCATCTGTGCCTTCCTAGCAGACCACTGTCCTGCCTTACCACCCTTAGTACCTGCTTTGATTCTATTAAACAAGTTCTTACGCATGGTAGGCTTAGTGTAGTTACCCGCCTTGTTTACTGTGGATTTCTTTTTAGTAGGCATAATTACTTGCCTTTTTTCATTGGCTTCTTTTTAGGTTTAGCTGTAGTTTTCTTCTTTGGTGGTCTTCCTACTTTACTACCGTATGTACCTTTACCGTATGGCATAGTATTCTCCTGATTACCATTTAACTTTATCAGCCCAATAAGCCGCAGACATCTTACCTTTAGCAATGTTCTTACCGTGTCTGGACTTGAAGGACTTACGTTTAGCTTTCATCTTAGCGGACTCACCTGCTTTAGGTTTGCCCGCTGTGCTTGCACCCTGCTCACCAAAGCGTATGGTCTTAATCTTGTCACCTTCTTTAGCAACTACCACATGAGACTTCTTGGCATGACTAGGTGTACGCTTTGGTTTGTTAAAGCCAGAGACTCCTGCTCTAGCCAGTCTTGGGTCTTTTTTTACTGGCATTAGATTTCTCCTTGCGGGATTCCTTGAGGTCTTGGAGGTCTGCTTCCAATACCGCCAGTCGCTTGAGGGTTTGGTCGAATGCCTTGTTCACCTGCTCCAATGCCTCGTTGAATTGACGCTGTGTTATCATTTGCTTTTCCTTGTTGGGTTTCTTTAACAGCTACTTCACGTTCCTTTAGTAACTGCTCTGATATTTTAAGACGTTTCTGGAACTCTTTATCATCCGCATCACCTGACTTAAGGTTAGCTGTAACAGCCTTAATACGGTCAATCTCAAGCTCCTGTGGTACAACACTTGCCTCTGCCGCAAGTTTCTGCGCTCTAGCTTGTGACTCTGTAGCTTGACCTTGTAGTGCCGCAGTTTGTGACTTCTGGAACTCCATCTGTGCTTGTTGCATAGCTTGCTGTGCTTGCTGTGCCTGTGGGTTAGGCTGATTAGCTTGTTGCAACGAAGAGATAAGTTCTTCACGATTAGACAGGTTCATGTTATCAATGATTGACATAATCAACTGTGAGTACATTGGGTTGTCTTGTTGCATAGTCTGTAGTAACTGTACAAGCTGTGTAACCTCATACTCACGGGCAATGATACCTAGACTGCTAGACGTATGGAACTTGTAGTCCGCTACAGGATAACGCTCAGGGTTAAACTGCATATAACGATGTGCGGCTTTAGTTACGAATGGAATAAGGAATGATTCTTGAAAGTTAATCAACGTACGCTTGTGACGCTTGATGATAGCACCGAGGCTCATAGAGATACCTGCGGCTGTTGACTCACCGTTAATAGAACCAGAGATACCCGCAGAGTCAATAGCACCTGTGGCTGTCTGCACCATCTTCTGTAGTTCACCTGCCTGTGCAAAGGTAACTTGACTAACATTACCGAAGTTTAATGGCTGTAGGACTTCAGCAGGGTTACCGTTGGTTAGGATAGTCTTGCCCGCTCGTACCTCTGCTTTAGCACCTCTAGGCATACGTGTAGCATCAATAGCCATCATTGGGTGGATAGTAAGGGCTAAGGCATCGATTCTAGCGCGTAGTTCTGCGTCTAACGCCTTTTGAGAGTTATACCCTTTCTCACATACTCCTCGACCCCAGAAACGGCTAGGAACAACATCCCACGGGAATGCAACGACTGGTCTGTCACCCATCATGTATGGATTCTCTTCAGCCTTTAGGATAGTGCCATCATTGGCAATAACAACGACTGCCTCTACGTAGTATGAATCACTCTTTTCATTAGCGACTATTTCTTCTACTTCTTCGTCTTCTGATTCTTCTTGAGCCGCTTTTAATAAATGACGAGGTACTAAACCATAGTACTTAGTTAGACGTACTTTATCGTCTTCGAATACCGCTAGGTCTTTATCTGGTTCAATGTCGAAGTCTGATGGTGCATCACCTACGTATACGTCACGATAGACTCCTGCTTCCTGTAGTTGCTCTACAGAGTGCATAGGTACAAACTCATCTACTGCACAACCTAACGCTTCCTCAATGGAAGTAGCTAGTGGGTCGATAAGGAAGTTCTGTGGCATTACTGGTCGTAGCTTTACGCAAGTCATATCTACGATGTTGACACCAACCGCTGTTAAATCCCCACCCATAACAGGTTGTGTAGCAGGTTGGAACTCTTTCTCTTCTTCTAATACTACTTCAGCGATACCTGTACCGAATACAGCCGCGTTGATAAGGCACTCAGCTACGCTCTTACGGACTTTATTCTTTTTAAAGTCTTTGTATAGGACTTCACGTAGAACGGCTATGTCACGCTTCTCGTTGTCCGCTACGTCATCCTCAATGTCAAACCACTTACCACGACCAAAGGTAGCTTCCTCTAGTTCCGCAACGGATGACTCAACTGCTTGCTGTAGCGCAGGGGAGATAATACGTGAGCGTTCCGAATCTCTGGTCTTGTCCTCTGCCGCCCACTGACCGCGCCATAGGCGATAGTACTCATCAAACTTCTGTGAGTAGTTGGATTCGTAGTGATTACGCCAACCTTGACATTTATCAATGACCCAATCCTCTAGGCTTTGCTCCAGTGTAAACTCTTCTTTATCTTCTAGTAACATATTAGTACCCTGCGTAAGTATCTAAAAATTCAAATTCTTCTTCCACATAGTCCGAGGTGTAGGCTATGTTAGCCAACTGGTCTATGTAAGCGAGTGAGTCAATCAAGTCATCGTGTACGTGGTGACTAGGGAATTGGAACAGTTCATCTAGGAACTCTGTATTCCAAGCACCCTTGTTAAGTGTAATCTTACCGTGTTCAAACCTACCCTGCAAAGCCCACACGATTCTATCGGTCTTCTTCTTGTTGCCGTGAGTCAGTTCCTCGATACGGAAGAACCTATCATTAGCCTTCATTAGGTCTGAGATGTATGGAAGTACAGCGTTCTTTAACGCCCCTTTCTCAATCCCGACGGATACTGGACGATAGTCTCGTACAGCTTCTAAGATTTTACGTGCAGTTTCTTGCACACCCCAAC